TCTGGTTTCCGCCTCGCGCGCAGAAAACTCACTGATGCAAGTTTTTTGCATTAGTATTTTAAAAAACACAGGTGCAAAAAACTTGCATTATTAAAAGAGTTTGATATTTTGATGCATCGACACAGACCATCCAGTTTTTCAAGTCGCTGCTCCCGAGTATGTGGAGGCACCAGAGGACATCCTCGCCGAGCGGGTGGCTCTGCGCTGGCGTGCGGTTGCGGATCTCAGCCGGCAGCAGGCGCTCGACATTGTGAAGCAGGAGTTTGTCCGGCTGCACCTTGAAATCGACAAGCGCGCCGGCCTCGATCATCCATCCTACGACCGGGGGCTCTCAGCAGTGCTGGCTCACATCTCGGACTCAGCCAGTCCACTGCTGGAGCTGGACGTGGTGCTCTACTGCTACGGGCTGATTGGCCGGGCGGAAGAGTCAATGGAGCAGATCGCCAAGCGGCATCGTCTTAGTAAACAGGCGTTTTCTAAGAGAGTTGATAAACTGCTGGCCGACTTTCATCTGCCCCCCCAAAATGGGATGCGGCCAATCCACCAGCGGCATGTCTACGAGTCCGTACACGTCGCAAAGTGGGGATACATCGAACAAGACGCACCAAGATCATGACCACCTACATCACAATCGACCCCGGAGTTAATGGCGGCATCGCATGGGACGGTGCGGCGCTTCCGTCCTGCATGGGAATGCCGGCGAGCGACACCGAGACTGCGGAAGAGATCGGGCTGCTCTACAGTATGCGGCCCGGCGTAAAGTGCATCATCGAGGACGTTCCTAAGTTTGTCGGTAAGGCGCTGCCGGGATCGACCATCTTCCCTCTTGCTTTTAACTGCGGCCTGATCCGTGGAATTGCGGTATCGCTGCGGATGCCGGTCATCCTCGTGCGACCGCAGGACTGGCAAAAGCATTTCCGACTCGGCACCAAAGGAGACACCAGCGGGACAACCGAGTGGAAAAACAAACTGAAGGCCGAAGCGCAACGGCGCTATCCGCATCTCAAGGTAACGCTCAAGACTGCTGATGCTCTGTTGCTCCTCGCCTACGCACAAGAAAAACAACTCTAACCACCATGTTCACACCAATCGAAGCAACATCACAGCGCAAAACTCAGAAGCTCTTCAAGGATCTACAAGTTGGCGAGGTGCGCGAAGTCAACGCTAAAACATTATCAGCACTAAAGGGGATGATTAGGCACCGAATGAAGACACATCCCGGCGAAACATACTCGGCAAACGAGCAAGGACCACCATACCAGATTCGACGTGAATCCTAATATGCAACTCGCACTACCTAATTTTGATTCGTTCGACTCCGATCAGCTTCAAGAATACGCGGCCCGAGAACTGGGCATCATGCGGAATGAGGCGGAGATGGCGGCTGGTATTTCCGCGACGGCATTCAGTCGCGCGTGGGCGGTGGGCAAGGCGTGTGTCAAACTCAAGGATGCCGTTGGTGAGGACAAGTGGGAGGAGTACGCATCGCAAAACATCGGTGGTGGTGACTACTATGCGGTGTACCGCTGCATGCGATTGGCGCGCATGTCGCCGGAAGCGCCGCCACTTCAGAAATCTGGATCGAGCCAATACAAACAACTTCAGATTGCGATTGGCGGTGAAACAGCGCCAAAGCCGACACCGAGGAAGACTGATGTCTACAAGTTCCAGAACTTGATGGCGTCTCTTGGGTGCATCCGTCGGTGGTGGAGAGAAGGGACGGTGCTGGACACGCTCGATGAGGAGATGATCACCGAGATCCTCGAAGACATGCAATTCATTATTTCTATTTACGATGACCTCAAGAAACAGATTCCCGAAGCCGCCGTGTCCTCCGAAAGTGGACAGTGAAATCATGCTGGGCGAAACGCCTCCGCGCATGCAGCAGACTATGGCCGTGACACGGGAGACGGTCGCTGACTCACGGGAGCGCCTCGGTGACACGGGCGTGCTCCTGCGTGAATGGATTTCATGGTGCGAAAGCACTGGGCGCGCGGCACATGCGGCGGATCTGATCGAGCGCAGCCGTGCGTCAATGCGGAATTCCTGATGGAGCCACTCACTCCAGAGCAGACACAGGAGCGTTTCCAATCGCTGCTTGAAAAGGCAAAGCGCGGCATCATCCTGTCTGCCGGCGATGCTGATTTCCTGCATCGGCACAAGGACGGGACACGATGGAAGAAAACGCTAAACGAGATCGCAGTTGAGTTTAACGTGACGGTTGGGGCGATGCGGCGGTGGCAAGAGATCAACCCAGACGCATTTCAAAAGACACCGCTAGGCTACGACCTTGACGCCATCAAGGTGGTGCGGAAGCAATTCTTGGCAGACGGCAACTACACGCGACTAAACGATGGCGATGAGGTCAACGTCGAAGGAATGGAGGATGTGGCGACGCTCAAGGCGCGAAAGATCTTCCTTGAGTGCAAGAACCTTGAAATCAAGAACAAGAAGGCTGAATCAATCCTGATCGAGGTTGATAAAGTGCTGATTGCTTTCAGAGCAATCTGCTATGCGGTAAAGGACAAGTTTTCTCGTGTGCCGTTAGAACTAGCATATGAAGTCAGCGGCGTTACACCGGCAGAAGCGGAACAGCGGATCAGGGACAAAATCGACAAAATCTGCCAAGAGTTGTCTGTCGAAGATTACTCAAAGCTGGAAGAGGCATTGACCACGATCACTGATGACGGCGATGATTTAGAGCCGGAACCAGTTAAAGAGGAAAAGCCTAAGCCTAAATCTAAGAGGCAGAAGAAATGAGTTCAATCATTTACAATGCCGTGAGGGAAATCTTCCGCCCAACGCCTAAGCTGCAAGTGGAGGATTGGCTTAAAACGCATGTTCGATTTGAGCGTGGGCCGATCTTGGGTGCTTTCGACACGAAGAACTCGCCATGGATCAAAGAGCCGCTGACGCAGCTAAAGAACCACGAGACGCGGGAGATCATCTGCGCGTGTTCAGTGCAAAGTGCAAAGACGGCTTTAGCGGAAGGTGCGATGCTTTACCTGATCGCGGAGGAAGGTGGTGATATGTGCCTTTACCTTCAGACCGACGAGCACGCAGACGAGTTCCTTGATACGCGGTTTAAACATCGCATTCTGGATTGTAAACCGGTCACAAAACTGCTCGCTCGTGGTGACAAGTCCATCCAGAAAAGGACTGTGGCGTTTGCTCACATGACCCAATATGTGATGGGAGCGAACAACATCCATAACCTTCAGTCGAAGGCGGCGAAGTACGTCATCGGGGACGAAGCCGCCTATTGGCCACACGGGCACATCGACGAGTCACGCAAGCGGACAACATCGTTTGATGCGCGCAACAGCAAGCGCATCTACGTATCGACGCCGATGAACAACAGTGGCGAGTTCTACGAGTCATTCATGGCTGGCTCATGCAGTGAGTGGCAAGTCCGCTGCCCTGAGTGTAACGAGCACTGGCCCATGGTCTTGTCACAACTGCGGTGGGACGGTGAAGGATCAAAGTTGGCAGACGGTAAGTACGACCTCGCTCGCATCCGTAATACTGTTCGTTACGAATGCCCCGCTTGTCACGTCATGTTGAAGGACGATCCACGGGTGAGGAGGTCGATAGCAAACAGCGGATTTTACCTCAACCAGAACTCCTCACCAGATCCGCGCGTAAAAAGCTACCATTGGAATGCGCTGACCGTGCCGTGGGTCGCGTGGGACACGATAGCGAGCGAGTTCCTTAAGGCTGAATACTCACGCAAACTAGGCGATTACTCACCATTGGCGGAGTTTGTTCGCAAGAGGCTGGGCGAGTTTTGGGACATGCGAGAATTCCAAAGCGAAGAGGTAAACTTGTCGGGTTCCTTCGCTATGGAGGAGGAATGGGATCAAGAGTTTAGCCGATACATGACCGTGGACGTGCAACGCGACTATTTCCGGGTGGTGGTGCGTTTATGGGCTGAAAACGGCGATTCTCGCCTCTTTTACGCTGGGGAGCTGCACACTTGGCAGCAATTAGTTGATTTACAGAAGAGGTTTAACATTAACGACAGTAGAGTTTTTATTGATTGCGGTTTTGAACGCTATCAAGGTGAGGTTTATCGGCAGTGCGCGGACAACCATTGGTGGGCAGTTAAAGGAGACAAAGCTCAATTTTTTACGTGGACGATTATTGATAAGCGAAATGGAAAGGCACAACAAGTTAGAAGGCCATACTCGCAGGTTCAATACATTGATTCTGGTGTAGGTCTTGCTCGATCAAAAGTAAGAGGAGCCAGAAAAGCAGACCTCGCTAAACGTATTGTAATGTGCTCTGACCCGATGAAGCAAATCTTGCATCGTTTGCGCGCAGGGCAGGGAGCATCATGGCAGGTCGCAAACAACGCTCCAAAATATTATTATACAGAAATCCAGAACGAGGTCTTTGTTATTGAAAAAGACAAGAAAACCGGCAAAAACAAAAACTATTTTAAGAAACTGGGGCCAAACCATTCGTTTGACTGTGAAGGGATGCAAGTGATGGCGGCTTACATTGAAAAGCGGCTAGGCACGGCGGACATATTTGAAACACCGTCGCCAAAAGCGCCGCAAGCAATCGAGCAGTACGCTGTCAACGCTTGACAGACAGGATGACTTTATGGGCGGCCCTTCAATTTTACGATACGCTTCGCTGCAATACTGCGAGACGCTTTATGACCAGTGTCTCACGGCGCTGGCTGATGGTCAGGGCACCATGGTCATTTCAACCTCGGGCGGTGGTGAGTCTGAAACGCGATCCAGCGGCAATGATGGGGGCGTGCCAGTCATGACCTTGATGCGCGCGGTCATGCGGAGGATGCACCAGCTCGATCCGGTCAAATACCCAGCCATCTCGAACCGCCTCAAAGCAGACTTTAGTACACTCGTTCTATGACTTACCTCGAATCAATGATCCGCGCCGTAAATCCGAAGCTCGCTTTGGAGCGTGCGCGTGCTAAAGCGGCTCTCGATGTCGGCGAAAGGGTGGGATTCTGGCGGGTCGGTGCGCAATCAAGCACAAACCGCAAAGCCAGCGGGCAGACGCTCGATCAGCCGGATTCCTCGCGGAATCACACGGATCGGGTCACCTTGATCCGTGAAGCGCGATGGCTGGAGGAAAACAGCTCGATCATCAAGTCTATTTTGCGAAAGTACCGCACGTTTTCTGTTGGCCGGTTGCAATATGTCGCTCGCACCAGCAATGAGGCGGTCAACAAGCAGATCGGCGCCTACGTTGAAAGGTGGATGGCCAACGCAGACGCCAGCCAGCGGCACCATTTTCGCACGCTGGCGGGGCTAGGCGTGACCAGCATGAAGCGCGACGGTGACATTGGATTCATCGTGCTGGAAGAGCCGATGACGCCACTGGAGCAGATGATGATGATCTCACCAGTCCGCATCCAAGCCATCGAGGCGGACCGGATCGGCTCAATCGTAAACCGCGAAGGCCTCGACACGCGACCATTCAAGCCGTTGAAGAAGAACGAGCAGGACTTTTCCGGTGTAGTCGTCAACGGTGCAGGAAAGCCGGTTAGATACCGCATTTACAACCGCAGTCGGACCGGTGAAACAATGACTCCGGCGCTGGAAGTGCCTGCGCAAGACTTCCTCCACCTGTTCGACCCGACGCGGCTGGACTCATATCGCGGCTTCTCGGTGTTCGATGCGGCGGTGACCGACATCAAGGATCTGATGGAGATTCTGGCGTGCGAAAAGATGTCGGTAAAGATGCTTTCCAGTATTTCGGGCGTAGTGAACAACTCGGACGGGTCGGCAGATCAAGATGTCTCGCTGGACATCTCGCACGACTACAATCCGGACGCGGATCGACTCAAAAAGATTGAGCCGGGCACTATTGAGTACTTGGCCGAGGGCGAAAGTTTCAACCCGGTCGAAAGCAACCGGCCTAGTCCTACGTTTAACGGTTTTCTTGACTCACTGATTCGCAATTGCGGCATGGCAACGAACCTTCCGTTCGGCTTTATCTATAGCTGGGCTGGTCAAGGGACGGCGGTACGGATGGAAGCGGCACAGGCGGCGCGTGAGTTTGAAATGACGCAGCTTACACTGGAGGAAAAACTACTGAATCCTCTGGTGCGGCGCGTCATCGCTCGTGGGATGCAACTTGGCCACTTGCCAACTGTCCCGGATTTTGACTCTGGTGAATGGCGCTATCCTGCAAAGGTAACTGCGGATGTTGGGCGTGAATCGAAGGCTCTGATCGACGAGACCATGGCCGGCATCATCTCAAAGACGCAGATTGCGGCGGATCGAGGCGAGGATCGCACGATCATCCGTGACCTGTTGCGCGCGGAAGCCATGGAGCTAGTGGAAGATGCAAAGATGGTACAGGAAGCATCTGGAGGGGTGCTGGATCTGCCGACAGCCATCTACATGCTCGAACGCCGGGCACCTAATGCGCCAACTATTGCAGCACCAGCGGCTGCGCCGGCGGAGGAGACAGAAGACGACGAGAGTCCGGGCGAAGTGGAGGATTCTGCGGCTGATGAGGCTGAAGACATCGCCGAGGGAGACACTGAGGAAGACTCATAAGATTGACATTGCGGCGGCGAGTATGCCAGTCACCGAAGAGATTCAGACATTCGCAGCATTCCAAGGGAAAGTTTCAGGAAACACCATCATGGGTGTTTCTTTGATTCAGGAAGGTCCAGCACTTGGTCACGGGGTGTTTGTGGATCGCAAGTCGCTTGGACAGTTTAAAGCTCTTGCGATGGCGAAGGGACGGGTGAAGGCAAAGCTGAACCACTTCTCTTCGGTGCAGGATACGGTTGGGTATTATGAGAATTTTCGGGTCAGCAAAGGAAAGTTGCTTGCTGATCTGACTCTTTTTGATGCACACGCCGGCAAAGATATGCTGCTCGAAATGATCAATGAGATTCCAGCCGCTTTTGGCGTTTCCTTGATGTTTGCAGCGGATTCTCCAGAACTGGACAAGGAAAGCGGCAATTACATGACCCGCCCGCGTGGTCTGTATTCGGCTGACTTTGTAGACACCCCCGCAGCCAATGCGGATGGAGTCTTTTCGGCTGATCAGATTGACAGCGACGAGCCTGTTATGGGTGACCCATCAACTCCGCCAGAAGCGCCAGAAACTCCCGAAGCTCCTTCCTTCGTTTCCGAATTTTCGGCACTGTCCGAAAAGATCGAACAATTGACCGCGCAAATGGCGGCTTACGAAGCCAAGCTCGCGAGCGAATGCGAGAAGATCGCCGCCGACATCAAAGCCTTTGCTGAGAAGCCAGTGGCTGACCTCGAACTGCAAGCTCGTCTCGCTGCTGCTGCTCCTGCGCCGGCTGCCTTCTCTGCTCCAGTGAACGAGCAAGAAGTCGCCGCGCCAGTCATCGCTTTTGCTGACGCCAAGAAGGCCGCTCTCGAAGGCAAAGTCGGACTTGAGCGCATCAAAGCGGCTCGCGCATTTTCTGAGAAGTTTCCTTCTGAGACTTCCTATCTTTCTGCTCAATCTTAACAATTTTTTCTTACTACCATGGCCCAAGCTAACCTGCTCGACATTGCCAAGCTCAACGGTTCTGACACCATTGTCGGGCTCATTGAGGAGACCCTGACCTACGCTCCCGAGGTTCAGATCATGCCAGCCCGCACCATTCGCGGCACCTCGTACAAGATCGCCTCCCGCGTCTCGTATCCCGGCGTCGGATTCCGCGCGGCGAACGAAGGATCGACTCCAACCAAGTCCGAATTCGAAAACCAGCTCATTGAGTGCTACATTCTCAGCGGTGCGGTACAAGCTGACTTGGCCGTGGCTCGCGCTTACGAAGATGGCGAGCAAGCTTGGAAAGACATTGAATCGGTCGGCGTTATGCGCCAAGCGATGATCGAACTCGGCTCACAAGTCATCTATGGAACCACCGCTGATGCCAAAGGCTTTCCCGGCCTGCAAGCTATCCACACCGCGTTCAACTCCGGCCTTGTGGTCGATGCTGGCGGAACCACCGGTGGAACTGCTTCCTCTGTGTACGGCATCAATACCGACACGCAAGGCGTTCAGCTCGTTTTCGGTGCTGGCACGACCTTTGAACTCGGCGAGTGGCGCATCGAAAACGTCGGCACCTCCTCGGTCTACCCGGCACACGTTGCTAACTTGACCGCTTGGGTCGGTATGCAGGTCGGTAGCAAGTACAGCGTAGGCCGTCTTAAAGACGCGACCGCCGATTCTGGTGCCGGTGTCACCGACGCCAAACTGGCCGAACTGCTCAGCAAGTACCCAGTTGGCTACCGCCCTAACTACTGGCTCATGAACCGCCGTAGTGCCTATCAATTGCAGGTCAGCCGCTCCTCGGTTATTTCCGCCACCGGCTCAAAATCCGCCTCGGGTGCTGAAGTATTCGCTCCTCTTCCAAGCGAATCCAACGGCATTCCAATCGTTATCACCGACTCCATCTTGAATGATGAAGCTCTAACCGCCTAAGTTCTAAGAATCTAAGACCATGCCAAACGAATTCTCTCGAAACATTCAGGACGCTGACCTGACCGTTCCGGCCACCATCCCGGCCACGGCAACTGATGCGTTTACTGCCGACATTAACCTCGGCACCAACAGCAAGTCCTTTCTCACGGAAGAACATGAGCTGGAAATCGCTTTCCCTGCCTTTACGGTAGGGCAGCTTGCCAACGGTGCGACCGTCACGGCGGTTGTGCTTAACGGCGCTGCTGCATCACCCACCGGCACTGCGCTTGGCATCACACGCATCGTGACCGGTGCTGGCGGTGCCGGCGCTCCTGCCACCAGCTTCCGCGTTCGCCTCCCAGCTGCAACGCTCCAGTTTTTGCGGGTGAAATTCACCACATCCGCCTCTGGCGCTGGCGGGACTGCTTTGGTTAAAGTGCTGACTTAATTTTTGGTGCTGGGTGTTGTCTTCATCGTGGGCGGCTGACAGGGTTTCTATCCTTGTCAGCCGCTTTTTTGTATGACCTACGCTCAACGCATCGCCGCCGCGCATGGCCGCATCCGAAACAAATTCGGGGCGGTGACGCAAACGGAGAATTTTTATATCTGGCACCAAGGAGCACAAATCCCATGCTACGAATCAACTGGCCGCACTCAGCGTGATTTGCTGGCGTCAATAGTGGTCAAGGATCAAACGCTGACCGTAAACGCCACTAAGGCTGCGTTCACAACGGCACCGCAGACCGGTGACGAGGTGAAGTTTGGAACGACCTTTGCGACATCTGCCACTCTTCGCATCGACAGCATTCAGACGAATACGATCCGGCCATTCTATGCACTGGACCTTATCGACCCAAACAAGGAGGCGACAGCGGCATGAGTGCAACAATCACTTTTGACGATGCCGCATTGCGCCGTGCTCTTATTCAATATGGGCAAATGAAGAACAAAACTGATGCCGATGTGGTAAATAAAGCCATGCGGTATTGGTTGCCATTTGCTGCAAAGAGAATCAGGAAAAAGACAAAAGGACAAAAAAAGGTCACAAGGGACTTGATGGCTAGAGCAAAAAACCCAAAGAAATCAAACAATTTGGGGCAGTACAACAATACTGTGGCGGCAGCGATTATTTTTGATCGCTTAAAGAAATCAGGGCGTCCAGTTCCTGTTAATATCGTGGAAAAGATAGACAATTTTTTTCACGCTAGAAACAACTCAGTAAATTTTTTGCGAGCTGGATTTATTCCAGCTTATAAGCTTTTTAATGTTCCATTAAAAGGAACCCCATCAAATCAAAGAGTCTTTAAAAACAGAAGCCAAGGTAAGCTGGCTACTGAATCACCTTTTTTTAAGGTAGAAGCGTTTGCTCGAAATGCACGAGAAGGAGCCGCAAAGATCGCTCCTGAAGCGTTTCGTGAGGCTCTTCCAGAAGTGACAGCGATTTTCATCAAGTTCATGAACCAAGACATGCAAAGAATCGCAAACAGCACAGGTTTCGCGTAATGAACACTTATCCAATCAATCCAAGCGACAGATTGCAACGCCGCATCTGTTCAGTTCTGACCAATGACCTCATTTCGCTTCCGTTATTTCTAGGTTTTTCTGCACGTAATGGACGAGAGTTTACGCAGGAGAAATATCCGTTTTTCTCAGTTCAAGCCACAGACAATCAGGAAGTCTTTCCGGGCACTAATGCTTGGCGTGTTGGGATCACTATTGCCATGGTCGAAGACAGGGAAGAGGCAAACCAAACATTCGGCAGTGACCCCCGGCCAAGGCACGAGTTGCGCGGCGAGAACGTCACAGCTCGTTTGTTTGGCGTTTGGAATGGCTTGTCGCTGCCTGATGCGATCAACGCCATCGACAACACCGAGGACATTTACGTGGTGAAGATATATGCAAAATCTCAGGCAAACGGCACTATGAGCGAAGACGAGATTTCAACCGAGTACAGTTTCACCGTAGTTTGCGCGACTACAGAACAGTAAGATTGACACACCCGTCAATAATATGGCCGCCGTCGATGCAATCATCCGCTATGGGAACATTCCTTCAACTACCTTGTTGAATGAATCAAATCCAACCACGCCAGATATTCTGGTGCAGTCACTGACCACCACTGCTACGCGGGATGAAAAAGCCTATATGGATGCGCGGGGTGTCACGTTTGCTTTAGAGTACCGCAACCCGACAATTTCGTTTGCCTTTGATGGATATATCAGCAACCGCACTGGCGCGCTCTCTAATGGCCATCCGGGCGAGCAGGTGATGGCATTGGCAAACTTTACCGCCGACACCTTTGGTTTTGTTCCGACCGACGGCGTAATGGTCTACCTTGACCCAAGCCGATCGGAGACAAACGAAGAAATTGCAAAGACGACCTTTACAGTTAAGCAATATCCGTTTGTGTAGTGGATGCACACATGGATTCCATGCAATGACCTTGATCTAGCGGCGGCGTTTGGCACAATCGGCGTGCCAATGAAGCCCGACGTGCAGGTAAGAGCGGACACGGGCAAGGAATATGTGACAGTGTTTCTTGCCACTGAAAGCGCAACCAATCCCGAGTTTCGCACTGGGCAATTGATGAAGCTCTTGAAAAGCGGAGAACTTGAAAAAGTCGATCCAGAGCATCCATTGCTTTATGCAATAACGGCAATCAAGAACAGGCACGCCGTCACCCGCGCGGTACAGGCAGCGGAAAGGATGATCTTGATCAGCATCAAAGGGAGCAAGCGGACTGCCTACGTGCGAGAAAATATTACAGGTGAGGGGCTTGCAATGGCTGAACGATTCCTGCATAGTGGCAGACCATGAATTCACTCGCCGAAAGAGACATTTCAATTCTTGACCTTCCAACAGAACAAGCTGCTGAAAAGAAGAGGGAAGCCGCCTTTAACAGCGGTTATTCATGGGGCGGCAAACAGTTTGAAGGACTGACTTCGGCTAGAAAGGATCTCTGGTCATCACTCTGCCACAAAGCCGGATTTCCTTTACTCCAGCAGTGTTTTGACGACGTGGTTTTGTTTACGCCATTAGCAAAAGCATTGATCTTTGTTTGCTCGACACCAAAAGCAGAACTTAAGGAGTTGAGAGCGCAAGGAATGGCGGCTGCCTTGGATGCGTTTGAAGATTGGTGCGACGAAAAAGCTCCAATCAGCATGGAGGCTGAAGCCGTGTCTCTTGGTATTAGAATTCTAAACGATTCATCTGCCAATCAGTCTGAAGTCTTGCCGGCGGAAGGGGTTCAAGTAAAAAAGCCTTAGCGTATCCGGTCTGGTCTGCCTATTACGTCGCCTTAGTGCATCAAATGACCGGGCTGGATGAGGATTCCATTCTGTGGGATCTTCCTTTGTCACGAGGATTGGCGTACATGCACGTCTCTTACTTAATGCAAGGCAATGAGACCCAATGGCCAAGCGACGGACGAGAAAGCCTTGTGATGGCCGACGTTCGCAAAATGCTAAAAAACAAGCCTTGGCGTAAGCTTGACATCTGACAATCAGCAATGGTCTCTCTTGATGCACTACTTAGGTTAAACTCTACCGGCTTTCAAGCGGGTTTGAATCAAGCCATTCTCGCATCCAACGCGGCTGTGTCGCAGATGTCGAATCAGTTCAACACGCTGCGCAATGTGGCGGCGTTTGGAGCTGTTGGTGCAGCCATTGGGTCTTTAAGTGGAAAAATTATAGAGAGCACTGTAAGTTTTGAGAAATACAAAAGGCAGTTGGCTTTGGTGACGGGTGGGATTGAATCAGCCAACAAGAAATTTAAGGAGCTGCAAAAGGTCGCTTTGCAGCCGGGAATGGATCTGGCATCCACAGTTGATGCGCAGATTCGCCTTCAGACAATGGGCTATACTGCGGAAGAAGCCACCGGGCACATTCAAACGCTTGGGAAAAATGTCGCAGCGTTTGGCGGCGGCGGCGAAGAAATGAAAGGCGTCATTATGGCGTTTTCTCAGATTAGCTCAAAAGGCAAAGTGTTTGCGGAGGAAATCAATCAGATTGCGGAACGGCTTCCAACCGTTCGTAATTTGATGAAACAGGCCTTTGGTACTTCCAACACGGAAGAGCTGCAAAAAATGGGCATTTCTGCGAAGGAATTCACAGATAAAATTCTTAACGGGATGGCCAATGCTCAACCAGTGGCTGCCGGACTGGATGAAGAGCTGAAAAAGATAAAGATGACGATGGCGTCCATTACAGCAGACGAAAGCGGATTTCTTTCGTCTTTTTTGGGTGGCGTAAACGAAGGTATTACCAAAGCCAATGACTTTCGCAAAGCTTTAATTTCTGTTTATGAGACGTTTTTGATCAATGAGGATCAATTAAACTCCTATCGGGATGCTCTGGCATTTTCCGTAAAAATGCAGGAGAAATTAACGGCAGCGCAATCACAAACAAAAACGGAAGCCGAAAAAAAAGAAGCCGACGAGAAGAAGTCTATTGCTGATAAGATAAAGCGTGAAGCTGAATACGTTAAGACTTTAAATCAAAGAATGAAGGTAATGTCTCTCAGTACTCAAAATATTGAGGACGATCAAACCAAGCTCGACATGGTAAACAAGGAGATCGCATCCATTTACCATATGAGCGATCTTATTTTAAAGCTAAACAAAGCAAGAGAAAATGGAACAGCTTTGACCGAAGCCGACGCTACGGCGGTTGAAAGAGGTTTAGGGCTTCTAAAACAGAAAGACGGACTAGAGAAATCCATTCTTGAAAAGAAAAAAGCGCAGTTTGAGAAAGACGTAAATAAGCAGATGCTGGGGCCGAGAGAACGTAGAGCGCAGATGCGTGAAGAAAACGACCGCAAACGGGCAGAAAAACTTGTGGCTAGAAGAGGCTTTGAAAAAGAGGTCAATGATGAATGGAAGCGAATGCAGAAGGAAGGAAACATTGATCCGTTTATGAACAAGGAAAGATTACGACGAGACATGGCGAAAGAGAAAGTCGGCAATGAAGATCAGAAAAAAGCTAATGAAACGCTTCAGAGTATTTTTAATGTCTTAACCCGTCTCGCGACTGCTTAATTATGCCGATTTCATCCACTGAAACATTTTGGCCATCCGGCACAACGCCAATCCTTGCGGAGAACGGCATTCGTTTTTCCGTGTCTGAAAGCGGATTCGACACGATGACGATCAAGTACTACGCGCGGACGGACACGCCGATTGCGTATGCGAAGATGAACTTTGACGTTGGTATTTCTTTGACTGGATTACTTGGCGCAACTTACGCGAATATGTTTATGAATGGAGTCAGCATCAATCAGGACGGGTCCAACATCTATTCGTTTGATGTGCAGGCTGCGGGGCTGCTTAATGCGTCGCAGCCGGTCAAGCGTACCGTTTCTAGCAAGATCCAGTCCTACAAGACCGGAGTCGGTACAGTGCCGGGAAGTTCTCCCCCCATTGTTGGAGAGATTCAAGGTCAGTACATTAACCTTTCCTGCACGTTCCATCAAGTCACTACCGCTTTTCCAACGACTTCAACAAGACCAGAAGACGCCGTACCATTAGGCACTCCGCCTTCTGCTCTCCCTGATGCGCCAACTAATCCATTCACCACGCTGCCGACAACTCCAATCTACAACTACCCAAACGGTTGGATTCAAGACGGGCTTGAAATTGAAACCATCAATGGCGCGGCTGCCACCATTTACCTTGTGAAGCAGAGCATGGTTTACATCTACGATTACATGCCCGGCTGATATGCTGCCAGATCTTCCAGTTATCGACCCAAAGGTGAATGGTGCGCGGTCCGGGTGGCTGCTCAACCGTCTGGTGGATCGCATCCGTTTACAGAGGCTGCGCAGCTCAGAAACAGTCATTATCACCGAAACCAAAGACGGACAGATTATCGACCGCGTGGGGTCAGGCGGCGTGGTGGCTCCTTTTGCTCTAGGCTTCGCCGTGTCGCTAGATGGGACATCGGTGGTGGTAGCGGCAGGCAAGATCGTGTACCCACTCTGGGGCGCAATCCTTGGCGACAATCCAACACCGGGCGACTGGCAGCGAGAGGTTAATTACATCGGCGGGTCACTTAGCGGCACCGTCTCGCAAGTCTGGCTTCAGGTTTTATGGTCGGAGAGCGATACGATTACGATCGGTCCGCTCGGCACAACCACTTACGACATTTCAGGCGCGAAGGGTGGACGAGGCGGCGGCGGCGGCGGCGGTGGTGCGGCTGCCGGCGTACAGCCAGACATTCAGGCGACCGCAGGAGATGCTGGAGCTAACGGCGACGACACCGGGCTTGGCGGTGCTGGTGGCATTGTTCTCGACTACAGCACCGATCCGCCGACACCGGTGACAGTCGGCAATAGCTACGGAGCGAGCGGGGGCGCTGGCGGCTACGGTGGGGCAGGGGGTGCGGGTGGCAGTGTCACCTTTACACGCAGGACAAAGGGCACAGCACAGATTCGCAAGTGGAGTATCAATGGCATCTCTCTTCACACGGCAAAAGGGACAGCAAGCGAGGCATCATCGTGGATTCAGTTGGCATCCATTAGCGGCACCAGCATCACGCAGCACGTCGTCGGTATGATCTCAATCACGCCTCCGGCCATCACTTTTATCATCGCCTGATGCTGCCGGACATTCCAAACTTTAACCTTGGCGACGTACACATCCTGACTGGCAAGATGCTGGAGCGGATTGTAAATAGGATCAGGCTGCAAACTCCAATCGCTGGCGACAACCTGCGGATGGAAGAGACGAACGCTGGCATCCTGCTCCATGCAGATCAGGCGATCCAAACCTCGCCGACGATCAGCATCAATCATGACTTTAAAGCATCACTCCCGGCTACCAACTCGCTCGACATCACGGCAGGGCGAGTGATTGGCACAACATGGGGGACACCCAGCATGAGCGATCCACTGCCGACAGACTGGCTGGCGGAGCAGTTCACTGTCGGGCCGTCCACTCTCACGGTGACAGACGGTCAAAGCGTGTGGCTACGCATTCAATGCTCACAGACCGACGTGGACATGAACGGCACGCTATCGGCAACTGGGGCCAGCACGATCACAGTCACAACCGGTGGCGGTGGAGCAGGCGGCGGCGGCGGCGGCGGTGGTGCGGGTGGAGACGGTACAACTGGCTACGCAGGCGACGTTGGCGCTTCGGCGTCTGGACAAACTCCGGGTGGCGTGGGGACGACTAACGCGCTTGGCGGAACTGCGGATGGCGAGAACTCGGGCACGCCGGGCGAAGGGGGTAATGGCGGTAATGGTGCGGCAGGTGGTAACGGTGAAACAAAATCCTTTACGCAGTACACAAAACTTTTGATGGTTTTCCGGCGGTGGCAGATCACATCGGCAAGCCTTGAAGTACACACCACCAAGCCAACCGCATCACCAGCGACCAACATTTACGTCCGGATCGCGTCACAAACAGGCGGCGTGGTGACCCAATACCATGCTGGCTCGTACCATATCACGCTGCCAGCAACAACCTACATAAATTCTCTTGTTCCCTGATTTTCCAAACTTCTTCGGCAATCTGCACTACTTTCTCAAGGGAAAGACGTTAAACTTGTTTCGCAAGGCGCTTTATGAGCAGGTACCGATTCAAGGTGAAGGCATCACTCTGCAAGAGACAAACGACGGCATCATCATTACGTCACGAGCAGGCAAGGCGACGACGACCGCCAGTGTGATTGATTTTACTGGCACTCTCTCTGGCGGGGACGTGACGATTCGCGGCGGCAAGGTGCTCGGCACATCGTGGAGCACATACACGCCAAACGATCCGAGTAGCGGCGGCTGGACTGAATCGGTGGCAACGGTAGCCGGCGCAACTCTAGCGGTGGCAGACGGTTTCTCAATCTGGCTTCAGATCACAATCACGCCGACAACAAACCCGGTGGTGGGTGCGCTCTCGGCTGCGGATCAGCAGACACTCACGGTAGTCGGAGGCACGGGTGGTGGCGGTGGTGGTGGCGGCGGTGGTGGCGCAGGTGGTTTGACCACGGGCGGAGATGGAATAAATGGAACAACCGGATCAAATGGTGCGGCGGGGTCACCGGGTGCTGGAGGTGCCGGCGGAGGACCGGGGACTAATGCACCAAGCACCGGAGACGAAGAAGGCGGCAACGGCGGAAGCGGTGGGTACGGTGAGGCTGGAGAGTACGGCTTGTCGGTCTCGTTCCAGAACTACACGAAGGCGGCGGCGCAGATCCGGCGGTGGACGGTATCGGGTGCGTCGTTTGTGGTATCTGCTAGTAAGCCGGCATCCAGTGCAACAACCGCAAACCTTCGGCTGCTGACGCGATCCGGCATAACCATCACGCACCATCAAGTCGGATCGGTCTTCCTAAGCCTGCCAAGCGTGACCTTTATATAAGATTGACATCCTTTGTGATTTCATGCCGAACACGTTCGCACTCACTCTTAAGGCGCAAAACTCCTATCCAGCATCGACAGTGGTGCAGGCAGCGACGCAGCAGATTCCTGATTTGTCTCTGTCAGAAAACGATTTGATCTCGGGCGTGTTTGAAGTGTTTGGCAATAGCACGGCATCCGCCAACACGCTGACCCCTTCAGGCACAACAATCAACTCAGTGCTGGCTGGTGGTAGTGCAGTCGCTCTAACCAATCCCATCACAAATTCGACTTTGGTCTTTACCAACTTTCGCGGTTTGTATGTAACGGTTACTCGGCGCGATCCTCAGGTTGCTCCTGCTTCTACCATTGTCGCACCCATCGCGGCGACAACGACTTCTTCGGCAATCGGGGCCGGGACAAAAACATTTACTGTCGCCTCAGGATTGACTGGTATTGTGGACGGAATGAGAGTGCGCGTTGTTCCGACAGGCAGCACGACCGAGTACATGGAAGGGACGGCCACCTATGCCACCACGGTTTTAACGGTAGTGGTGGATCGGTTTGTGGGTAGCGCTTCGTACACTGCATGGACGGTGACTGGTGTGGTTTGCGCACAAATTAAAAGTGCTGGATACGGTGGAGTGGACACACACGCAACCGTTCCCTTGCCGATCCGCGAGAACGGAGCATTTGTTTACAGCAGCCCAGTTCCAATCAAGATTGTAAACGCTAATGTCTTGACCGTTTATCTCAATGGCACAACCGGATTGAACGTCAACATCTTGACCCTCGGCTCTTAACATCATGCCTTCTACATTTAAACTTTCCACCGTCCTCCAGAACTCGTTTGCTGGCAGCGCGACCCGTGCGCCGATTGCGCATTCGGTTCCGCCGATTAACGTCTCGCTTGCCAATCAATGGAGCGTTGCGGCTGAGTTCACCGCTGCCTCGGCTAATACGATCACGATTGGCGGCAGTGCCGCAAACATTACGGTCAACAGTGTTGTTCAGCTTGATCCGATCACACGCGCGACCATCGTCCCGGCGCGCGTGCTGGGGTACATGATTTCCGTGGCTGGGCCAGCGAATGGGTCAGTTGCGGTGGCCTGCACAGGTTTTGGCAAAGTCACGTTTACATCAATTAATGTCGGAGTCGGTGGCGTGTTCAACATTTACAACCCAAATGCGGCCAATTCAACCGCAGCGGAAGTCTTGACCATCACACCTCCCGGCGTCGGTTACACGGTCAGCGTCGTCGCTTACGGATCTCCGACATTGCTAGTCTAACACCTTGGCCGGGGCGGCCCACGCAATCCTTCGCTATTGCGGAGCAGGTTCAAGTCCTGCTGGCCAAGAACAAGGAGGTGGACGCCCAGAACACCTCATGAATCCCACACAACTCGAAGAGCTGGAAGAAAGGCTGCGACAATTAAACGTCGTAGTGAAGGTTGGGCAGGGGCTGCTTGTCGGCGCGTTTTGTTTGGGCGGCTGGGTCACTACGATCCAGATCAGCATTAATTCGCAAGAGCGGCACCTAAACGAGGTAAAGGCATCGCGTGCGATTGATCAAGCCGCCATCCGCTCACTGGAGTTGAAGGATTCGGCAGACACGCAACTGCTGCGGTCGATAGTGGAGAAGCTCGACAAAATTGACAGGAAGCTCAATCCGTAATGCCAGCCCCCGGACAACCTCCTGCGCACAAGAATGTGGCCAAACCATTTTGGACACAGGCGCCTGTCGCGGTCAAGCGCAAGAGGCCGAACATCGTTAAACGCAGCGCCATGAGCTACGCATCTAAAAAACTGCTTCCGTTTCTGTTGAACTGGAAGACGACGCTGGCGGGGATCGCTCTTATTCTGCATGGGTGTAGCGCCATCGTCGAATCGCTGTTGCATGTAACGGAAGGTGCATCGCTTACGCTCGACAGTTTGCAGCTTGCTTTTGGCGAAATCATCGCAGGTGCTGGCCTGATCGCTGCACGCGATGCCAACAAATCCAGCCAAGATTCTAACGTGCGATGAAACCATTTCTCCTGCTCATCGCTCTGCTTGGCACCTCTTGCGTAAGCATCCAGAAGATGCCGGACGACTCGCTATTCCCAGACAAGTCTGAGGATTGGAGGGACGGCTTTAAGTCTGGCATGATGGAGGGCTTGCTTTTGTCCGTAACGATTCCTTGGTGACCCTATGAAATTCTTCGCATGGTTCAAGACTCTCTGGCATCGCGACGCGGTAGCCAAGGCCACTCAGACGGCGCAGCTCCTTGTGCAGGGGCTAACCACGGATCAATTCCAGATCATCGTGGACAAGGTGGAGCACGCCAGTCACCTCCCGATCAGCGGATTCGATAAAGCCATGCGCGTGCGGGACGTGGTGACCTCGCCGCATTTTGTGAACACGTACAAGCTCCCACCATGGGTGCAGCAGGGTATCGACTTTGCCAGTGTCGTCGTACAACTCGCGTGGGTAGTGGCCAAATTAACCAAGCGCATCTGATGACTACGCTAAAGCACGTCGGCCAACTACTCACGGCTTTGGCGCTGGTCGCGTCATGGCTGGTGTCGCTTTACTGGATGCTTAAATCATTTGCTCCATGACCCGCCGCGACATCCAACTGATGCAGGAGAAGATCGGTGTCACACCAGATGGCTTCTGGGGACCGGTCTCGATCAAGGCATGCCAAGATCACCTGCGGAAGATGGCCGCACAACCGAACCAGTGGCCGGCGCAGGATGAGGTGTCGCTGCAAAAGTTCTATGGCTCGCCGGGAGATCCGAGTCAGCTCGTTCAATTGCCGGTTGCGGATCTCTGTTTGAAATACGACGGCAAGAAGGTCAAAAGCATCACTTGCCACAAAAAGGTGGCTCGGTCACTGGGCCACATCCTCGAAGCATTGTGCGAATGCTTTCCTCACATCGCTGCTGAGTATGCTGGCTGCTACAATGATCGCCTGATGCGGCACGGTACTCGGCCATCGCTTCACGCACGCGGCGCGGCGATTGACTTCTGGCCGCAGGTAAACGGCAATCGTACGCAATGGCCTGTGGTGGCGCAGATGCCGCTCGAAGTAATGGAATTCTTCGCTGTCGGCGGCTGGCTCTCTGCGGGGGCGTTTTGGGCGCGCGATAGCATGCATTTTCAAGCGACAAAATGACTCGTACCATTTCAATCACACCGACGACCGACGACCTTGGCTTGGCTCCGGTCTTCGCGACTACGCCATTGATCATCACGGCTGCGATTCCTGCTGGGGGTCCGGCGATGTCGGCCTACACGATGGAACTGTGGAAACGACCGTATGAGAGCCGAGAGGCTGGTGCGGAGCCACTTGCATCATCTGCTGGCTACGTCGCAGGATCACAGGTTACATGGATCTTTACTGCCGCGCAGATGGATCAGGATCTCAGCGATCAGGTCAACAGTAACAACTACTGGCTGGCCATCGGTGGGCTCGATGCCAACGGCTTTCCATACTCGCTGCGTGCTGGCAACATCGAGATCAAGCCATCCGGCCTGTCGCTCGTGCCGACGACGACTGTCTCGTTTGCGGTGGTCAATGAGGTGGCCAGTTTCACCTTTAACGGCGTCACCTACTCGTTCGATGTTGTCCCCACCGGTGGCACACCTGCTACGATTGACGGGGAAGCTGTTGTCATTGATGGAATGATCGTCGTCACCGTTGGCGGTGTCAGTTATTCCGTCCCTGCCGTTTCTCCATGAGCACCGTAACAACACCCACGAATGTCGCTATTATCCAACGTGACGCCACCGGCGATAACGATTGGGTGGATCTTCTGGGGAGTGCGAATCCGAATAAGTCGATTGGGTTTAATGATGCCGGTGTAGTCTCGGCAATCTCGCCATTCGGCATTCAATACGTCAAGACATGGGCGCAGTTGCAGGCTGCCATTGCGGCTGCTGGCGTTGCTGGTGGAGGCACGATCTTCATTGATGGCACGATCATCATCCCGCCAAATACAGTCTCGCCATTTGGTGGTGCTGGTGGACTGAACATTACCGTTCCAAATGTCGTCATCACCGGGCACTCCAACGGGAAGTCAGTCCTAAAGCTGCAAACAGGCGTCACGTTTACGAATCAGATTTACAGTGTGGTCAATATCAATGCGTCCAACGTGACCATTGAAAACATAACTATTGAAGGGACGGTAGTCAATATCACGTTTAATGGGGTGTCGAGCCAAAGGAATGCCATCGGCATCCATTTCGGCGGAGGCGTCCCTGTCGGCGGAGTCGCTCCCGGTATCGCCGACACCACGATTAGGAACGTCCACATCTTTAACACATTTAGAGCGATGTGGCATAGCGGTGGATCGGGGTCTCCGATTCAGCGCAACCTGCGCATTATCGGCAACAAGATCAGAACGTCAGGTGCTGGCGTCTACCTTGAGTGGTCAGTGGACGGGGTTCTAATTTCAGACAACTCCATTGTTGGCGATGGTGCGGTTTATGACGGCAGCAAGTTCTCTGTCGAAAACTGCATTTGGGTTGGTGAGGGTATTGGCAATTGCCGCATTATTGGCAATAACTGCGAAGATCACCAGCGTATGGGGATTGAGGTGTTCTGGCCATTCAAAAACACTGTTGCGAACAACGCACAGGTCTCACGCGGCAAGAACAGCGCGAGCGTTGTCGTAGCAAACAACACGATCTCAAACACAGGCTCAATGGGTATTTCCTTTGCTGGTGCTCGAAACTCGGTCGTCGCAAACAACACGATCACGGATTCTGTTTTTGTCGGCCTTGAAATTGTCGGGGACGACCGCAACACTCAGGATCAAAAGCCGGATCGCATCGTGAATGCATTGGTTATCGGCAACACGGTCAAAAACGTGCGGGCGACTCCAAGGCGCAAAAAGACTACCACTCCGGTTGAACCATGGCCTTATGGCTATTCTCCAATCGCTCTAGACCCAACGAACTGCACGCTGCCGTCACAGTCGTTTAGCAACCGGGTGCCATTAAGCAATCAGGTTCCGTTTACGCTTGGCTTAAAAACGTTTACGCTTACAACACCAAGATCGTATTCAGAGTTTGCCGCGACCAAACAGGCATTGCTTCGCCGTTCTGACGAGCAGTACATGATTGGCACGATTCAATCAAACGATGGCACAACCATCGTTATTGATATCACCAGTTTGAGTGCTGGCGCTACTGGCACGAATTATACGTTCACACTGTGCCCTTACGGCTTGCATACGATTTCGGTGCCATCATTGAATCTGGAATGGTCCGGCAACAACTTCATGCAGAACAATCTGCCTGTGGCCGCACTTGAGGGGACGACTCTTTTATTGCGAAACCCTTCCACTGCATCGGCGAATCAATATATGAGCGCCACCGTGGTTTCATACACGCAAGGTGCAACGACAGCGGTCATAAGCATTGGATCAACAGGAGCCGCTTTTGATCAGAACACATCGTGGATTGCGATGGCGTCTCAGATGATCGTCGGTCTTTCGATTGATCAGATCTACGGGTGCAAGGCGATTGGCAACACAGTGGACATCGTTTTGGATTCGAGCGATTCAACCAAGCTTGGCTGCCAGATTCAGTTTTGCGAAGACATCACCTTTGAAGGGAATACGCTGGCGCGTGCTGGCCAGCGGTACTTATTCGTCAACAACTCAAACCGCGTGTTTATTCGTGGTAATACGTTTAAGGCTGGAACAGTTTCGATGGTGCGTGATGCGGTCAATTACAACATCACGGTGCTGGGCGAAGACACAGCCTATCCTGAGAACATTGTAAGCACCAACCCGCAAGCGTGGCCGTGCTCGCTCTATGCGATTTTTACAAGCTCTTCGCCCGGCTACAATGCCAGCCTCCCATACAACAATTGCCGAATCATTTTTAAGGATAACAGCGTTATTCCAACGCCAAACAACGAGCTGAAGACGTTGACGAATGGTGCTGCCATTTTTTCAGATCAATACTCGCGACCAGAGTCAGCATTTGGACCAGCGGTAGTGCTAAAAAACAACTGGGTCGGCGAAGGGTATACTGATGTGGTAAACTGGCCAATCCCAGTGCTCGACTACTCGCAGAAGTGGAGCAACAACGCCCAGAACTTTACGGGCTACCGCTTTCACATCGACACCAATCAATCCGGCGCGGCTTCGCGGTTGTTTGATGTCGCCACTGGAAACGCAACTTACCTTTATCTCCAAACGTATTCCTCTACGTCGCCCAACACGCTGGTGCTAGGCAGTAAGTCATTCGTCGTCTCCGGTACGGCTTTTGCATCGGCAGCGGTTCCGGTTGGGACGTTCGTTAGGTGCACGTCTGGTGCGAACTTTGTCGAAGGCCGAGTCACAACGTACAATGCAGGCACTAGCGCATTTAGTATGTTGGTGACGTATGCAGAAGGAACTGCCGGGTCATACTCATCATGGACCATCCAATTCGACACCAGCGCGCTGTTCGTCGATAAGCTCTCGAAGCTCAACCTTCGCTCCGACGTGGTGCTCGATTACCACACCGGCACCAAGATCGGGACGGCGGCGACGCAGAAGCTTGGATTCTGGAATGCGACGCCAGTGGCACAACCGGCAGCGGTGGCTGATGCGACTGATGCTGGCACCACGCAGACGCAGCTAAACGCACTCCTCGCCCGACTGCGGGCGGCTGGCATTATCGCCTCATCCTAAGATTGACATTCGTCACGCAATTAAGCCATGACCACTCAAAACTTCAATCTAGCACCCGGTGCAACCAGCGCATCATTGACGGTCACGCCCAACACGATCTACGGTGTTGAGGCGAGCCAGCCGGTTTACGTGCTGGCCACCAATGGTGCTATCGTGGCGGAGCTGGGAGTCAAGGATGCGGTTAACATCATCCCCACCAACACGCCCATTACGATCAAGGCAAAAGAGCTAAACACGGCAGCGAGCGTTGGCACTGTGGTAGGTGCTTAATCCATGACCTCCCGCATCACATCATACATCGCCCCGGCCATTCCGGTGCAGATCCCGGTGGCCTACTCGCCCACGGATGAATTGTTGATGCTGATTGGTGCGGCGACAAGTGGTGCTCCACCACCGGCAGCAACTTATCACGTTATCATCGGGCTTGATCCGGGGGATCACGTTCTAGTCGGCAGCGGAGGCGACAAAGTAGATTACGTTTAAATTTTATGGCCAATCAAAACCTTTCCCAATTCGGCGAGAAGCTTTTTGTCGCTGATGCCGATCACACGTTCATCTGGGACACGGCGGCGTCGATCAGTAAGCGCGTGTCGCGGAATTCGTGGCTGTCTGCGGGAAGTATTGCGACGAGCACACCGCTTACGATTAGCCAAACTTGGACTGACGCAGCGGTTGCTTTTGCTGTAATGAAGATCGTGGCCACCGACACAAACAGTGCGGCGGGTAGCGACTTTTTGGAACTTTATTCTGGTACTGCAACGCAGCCCCTTAGGTTAGATATTCAAAAGACAGGACAGATCAACATCTACGGCACTTGGTCAAACTCCACCAGTTACGAGCGACTATCGTTAAGCGCGCCAACGGCAGCTAATGCGATTATCGGCACGAACAAAGGGAGCGGTGGCGGAACTGCGCGTGGGCTTGATCTGCATACTGATGGGGCCGCTCGCATGACCATCACCACCGCAGGAAACGTCGGCATCGGGACGACGGCTCCTCGGACAAAGTTGCATTTAGAAGATACCTCAACGAATACACTAGTTGAATTTTCTGGACCAACCGTAAGAAATTTTACAGGCGTTGGCTTTGCTCCTAATGTTGGCACCAATACGTGCGGGAGAATCGGTCAAAGCAGTATCGCTAACGGTGGGTTAGCGGCGTATGGATTTACAAGCAACACAAACGCCGTTCCAGCGGTTACCTTTCAAGGAAATCTCGGCTCTGCTTCTCCTACGATAGCGGCGATTTATTTCGATTCGTATAAAACCAACGGATCGACAGGCAGGGTTGCTTTAGCGGCGACTGAAATCAGTTCACAGTTTGCAAACGGCGATAGTCCGCTAATGACCGTTCTAGGAGGAGGCAACGTCGGCATCGGGACGACCTCGCCCACGTCGAAGTTGCAAGTGTCTGCGGGTGATGTCGAGGTGGATACCATCGCAAAAGGCGTTATTCTGAAATCGCCAGACGGCACTCGCTACCGTGTCACCGTTGCTAATGGCGGCACTCTTTCGGTCGCCGCAGTCTAACCAAACAAACTCATGGCCATCCAACCAGAAACCCCAATCGTCGTCCCTGCTGTCCCGGAAAAAACATACACGGAGCAGTGGGTCTATAACCTCGTCGTCCACGCCCCCACGCTGACCACCGGCAACGTGCGTATTGAGCTACTGCCGTACGATCCGACCACGCAGGAGATCGGACCGGGCACGCTCAATCAGCCAGTCTACACCGACAAACTGTGGGAAGCCGTCGCAGCCGTGCCAGAGGTGGCCGTGGCCTTTCAAGCGGTGATTGATTGCGTCGCCCCGCTGCGGACGTGGATCGAAGCGCAGAATGCGCCAGCGCCAGAACCTCCTGCTGAGTAGCGGCTTGACTCTCCTCCCCATCCTCCTACAATGCGAGTGCAATGAAACCAACTATCTCACTCGTCCTTACTGAAACAGAAGCCGTTGACCTTAGCGGCTTGATCGACATCGCCGTCAAAGCTGGCGGCATCAAAGTCGCTGGCGTCGCGTCCGGCATCCACCAGAAGCTGTTTGATGCCTGCGCACCATTCCGCAAGGAAGAAGCCGCGCCGCTAGTTGATGCTGAGGTGGTCGGCTAGGCTTGATCTTACATCCGGGCCGCAACCGGAGCCGCGCCGTGTGAAGAAACCCGCATTCCTGTAAAAAAGGGGATGCGGGTTTTTTCGTGTGATTTTGCTTTTTGTTCTTGACGGTGCTATCAAACCGTTTACAATTGCAACCACGCACAATGAACAACAAAGCGATCAACATCCGCATAACCGCCGAACTGCGCGACAAGCTCAAGGCAGCCGCTAAGGCAGCCGGGATGCCGGTCAGCGTGTTCCTGCGCATCGTCCTAACCCGCATCGTTAAACAGCCATGAAACCACAACCTAAATACGATTGGAAGCACGTTTATGACGCAGCCGCACGCCGGCAGCAATTGCAGGAAGAAGAGTACCAGAAAGGTGACGGCCTCGGTGGCTGCCTTTGCATTCTTGTCGTCTCAGTCCTTGCCGTGATAGTCTACACAGCACTTTTTTTCGCATGGATCTAAAAACCATTCGCCGCCACCACCGCTACAAAGTGGTGGTGCTCACCCCTGCCGGCAAGATCTTGACCAAGGAATACCAAGCCACATCCGACGGCGACGCTCGCAAGAAGGCGCTTATGCCAATGGATCACGAATCAATCCTTCTTATCCGCAAACTAGAAAACTAATATGAAGCACTACGCAGTCACAATGACCACAACCACTAATCAGACGATTAGAGCGGTTTATCACACTTCAAGCGCAAAGGCTGCGGCTGGTGCCGCCAAGCAAAAAACAGATTTTGTTGAACTGATCAAGGTTGAAGAGATCGAAGCGCCAGTCAATAAAAACAAAGAAAACCGACGCTATTGGATAGTGACTTGTCTGAACATGCAGGGCAGGCTCATTGAGTTGTTTGCGACAAGTTCAAGCCAGAACTCTTTGAGAACTAAAATGTCCATGCACCCGCACTGCGACACGATCCTCAAGATCGAGGAGACATGCGAGTCAGATTACACAGCACGTAAAGCGAAGAAAATATGAATCAATTCGTAAGCGGTGAGAGCGATGCCAAGGGTTTGTCGGTAATTCTCCCCTATATTGCGTTTGACCGGGCAGACGTGGCAATCCGCCGCCCCGGACATTTTTTTAACTACAGAATCACATATCATTATGACTGACCAAGAAAAACTCGATTGCCTTAAACAACATGAAATTACAGACATAATAGAATTTATGGAGCATGTGAATCATCTTCGTTATAGGGACTATATATCAGATGGTCTAAACGAACGAATTGTTCGTTTAGAGCACGCGCTACTGCGTGTTCTTTGTGAAATTGATCGAAAGTTTACGCAGGGGCGTCCTGTGATTCCAACTACTCACGAAGTCAAAACTGCTTGGAAAATTATTCGTGAGCCACGCGATATTTAACCAACACAACCCAATGGAACAAACACACTCAAACGCACTTATGAATTACGCCGGCGCGCTTTATGCGGCGTACCTTAACGCAGCCAAAGAGCATCACCCAGAGATGAGCATTACAAGCTGGCCAGACTTCGTCTGCGACCCACTTAACAAGGTCTCAGTCGGCTGCTGGATCGCGGTGGCCAAGGTCGCAGTCAAGATGGAGAACGATGCGCGGGATAGTGCTTTATGACCACCAAACAAGCACTTATCGACATCATCCTCCAGCAGCGAGAGACCATAAACTGGCTGCGGGCCTACGAGCGCAGCGCCTACGAGATCAGCCGGGAAGCGATTACGCGGCACCAAGCGGAGAGAGACTACTGGAAGGGGCGGTGTGCGGCAGCCGAGGACAAACTTATCGACATCAAACTCTTTGGAAAATTATGATCCTACCCACCATTCATTCAAGCGGCACATCTTTAGCCTTATTGATCCGCGATTACGACAGAGCTGCGTGCGCGTTTAAAGAGTTTGTAGACGCATGGGAGACCATCGAGTTCAACGGACGCGACTACTACCGACAAGGGCCGGGCGCTTGGGATACGGCAGTAAATGAGCGATACGAACACACGGAGGCTCTCGATAAGTTGTGCGACTACCTCACCGAGATTCGAACACATTTACACAAACAACCATGACCACACCTCACGACTTTCCTTTGCCGATAGTTCACGCAAATAGCACTCCGATAAAAAAACTACATGATGGCTACAAAAAAGCGCATGAAGCCTTGGAGGAATTTATACAAGCATACGATGCAATTGATTTTAACGCTCGCGACTACTGTCCACAAGGACCAGATCCATGGTCTACTGCGTGGGAGGAAGCGCGCAATGTGAGAATGCAGAGAAACATCGAAATTCGACGCATTAGGAATTATCTACAATCCCACATCACACATTTAGCTCTCAAACGACCACAATGACCGTCCAATTAAAAACCCTTTGCACACGATGCCAGCAGTTTTTGGAATGCAATTGGCCAGCCGAGATGATTTTTGCAGGCGAACCTTGCACGGCTGAGGAGTACATGGCCAAGACCTTAATGGGTGAAAACCTCGGCGTTTATTGTGACGCCTGCCTCGACAAGATGCCGGATGTCAAACTTGAGGATTTACGTTGGGCTTAAATACAGATCAGGCGCGAAATGAATATAAAGAACGAACAACGATTATGAACACCCCGATCCCCGACCCCGTTGAAGCAGCCATCGTCTTTGCGCGGCCTGTCCCAGATGATTTAAACAAGTTTTGTCGGGCGTTGCACCGATTAACTGCCGAATTAACGAATGAAGACAAAGAGCGCGGGAACCCAACTCTTGCCGCTGCCGCCCGGATTTTGGCTGATGAAGTTGTGCGGCTGCGGGCGGAATTAAACACACAACCACAATGAACTACTACCACGAAACAACCCACATCCGACCCCGAGTATTCTGTGCTGACGGTGTGTCCCTCAGCATCCAAGCGAGCGAGTATGCTTACTGTTCCCCAAGGCAACGCCTTCAGCGGCCATGGAATGAATACAGCCTCGTCGAAGTCGGCTACATCTATGACAAGGAAAACCAGCCGTTTTCCCCGCCTGACATTTGGAGAGAATATCAGGACGGGAAATGCCAAGTCTGGGGCTACGTACCTGTTTCCGTGGTCGAGGAATTTATCGCAGACCATGGTGGAGAGGTAGAAGCGCCCCCGGCTTCTCTGGTAGAAGAGATCATCGAGTAACCAACACCCAACCACAGTGAACAACGAACAAAAGTATCTCGACCTCATGCACGAGGTCTACACCGAAGGCGAATGGCGATCAGATCGCACTGGCACGGGCGTGTCGTCTCTTTTTGGAAAGCAGGTCGTCTATGATCTCAAGGACGGGTTTCCTTTGCTGACGACCAAGAAAATCCACTGGAAAAGCGTGGTTCACGAGCTGCTTTGGTTTCTGAAAGGGGATTCAAACATTAAATATCTCCAAGATAACGGCGTCACAATATGGAACCAATGGTGCGACGAAGACGGGGATCTCGGGCCGGTGTACCCCGTCCAGTGGCGTTTTTGGAACTACGGGATCAATATTTACGCCGCACATGATCAAATTATAAACTTGATAGCTGGTATCAAAGCTGATCCGTTTAGTCGTCGCCACATTGTTACCGCGTGGAATCCCAGCCAGATCTCGGAGATGGCACTCCCGCCTTGCCATTGCTTTTGGCAAGTCTACGTCCACCAAAATGGCGAGATGGATCTCCAGCTTTATCAGCGCAGCGCCGACATCTTCCTCGGGGTGCCGTTCAACATCGCAAGCTATTCGCTTTTGCTGATGATGATTGCACAGGTTACCGGCTACCGTGCGGGCCGATTCATCCACACCATGGGCGACGTGCATTTGTACCGCAATCATGTGGACGCTTATTTTGTCCAGAAAGACCGCACAATCCTCCCACCTCCCACCGTCACGCTCAACCCCGAGATCCAGAGCATCTTCGATTTTAAATTCGAGGACATCACTTTGGAAAATTACAACCCGCAACCCGCGATCAAAGCGCCTGTAGCAGTATGAAAATCTCTAAATTACTCGCCGAGTTAAAAAAAGTTAAAGCCAAACACGGAGATCTTAATGTTAGATATGTTGATCCTGAAGGCAGAGATACGCATGAAATATATAGTGTTGTTCCACACCATCCTTTTAAGGCTGACCGATCTGGATCGGACACGACTCAACCTCCTAGCCATATAGATTTATGGTAAGAATGAACCTTCACCCCACCTGCATGACCTGCGATCACTGGCACACCCATCACCCATGGGAGGGGTGGTGCACGCGGTGGAATTCGTTTGCTCACCACACCGAAACCTGCTTTGAGCATGTGCCAGTCAAAATCAAACCAATCGACAAGCTAAAAAATCCACCGCAACCCGTTGATAAAGAAGAGTGGTTTAGCTGAAACCCAAGCTAGCGACAAGCTAATGAACGAAACAATTGAAGAACTGATCGAGTATTTTGAGAACTACAACCGTCACCGGTTATACTCGATTCTGGACAAACACCATGGCAGTGCACTTGCTCAAGCCATCCACATACTCAAAACCATGACGTGGCAGCCGATGGAAACCGCACCAAAAGATCGAGAGTTCCTTGGCGTGTGGGGCAGTTCTATTGATGCAGACGATAAATCCGTCGATCTGTTCCGATACGATCAAGAGTCACAACATTACGTATGGTCCAATTACGGAGGTGCGGTCTATGTGCCCAGCAGTGAGCTGTTCGCTTGGATGAAGATTCCAAAGTACGAAGGATAAATGCCGGCATTACAAAAGATTTTCTCTCCCAACAAAACAAACAAACCAGAAAACATAACAGCAAAACAACATGAGCTTTATACTCAGCAATACATCAAAAGGCAACTTTGCCCCACACCCAGAATCAGACGGATTCATCAAGGCCGTTATTGTAGACGTGACACCTCCCAAGATGATCAGCACCAAGTTTGGAGACAAGAACGTGTTCAAGGTCGTCTACGAGACCGAACACGTGGACATCAATGGACGTGCCGGCCTGATGTTTTCGGTGCCTTACAGTCTTAGCCTGCATGAGAAATCATCGTTTCGCCGCGATCTTAAGAAGATTCGGGGCCGCGACCTAACCGCAGCAGAGGAAAAGCAGTTTGACGTGGAAGGCGAGCTGCTGGGTTTTCCAGTGCAGATTATCGTCGAACACGAAGCCAAGGATGATCGCACTTACGCCAAGATCGGATTGATCAAACCAGACAAAACTGACACCCCATACAAGGTTTCTGGCGCATACGTCCGCGTTAAAGACCGTGAAGAAAAGGACGCCGGCGGCACGTACAAGAAGGCATCAACTGCACTAGTAGACGACGAGCCGACCGGGCGCGAAGACTGGCAGAAGGTCAAGGTGCACGTTGGCAAATACGAGGGGCAGGAGCTGGGGGACCTGCCAGAGGAAGGCATTAAGAGCCTGCATAGTAAGTGGATTCCAAGTCTGCATGGGCAAAAACTGAAGGCTGCCGACAATCGCCTAATGGCAGCCGTGGCAGAAGCCATGGAAATGCTGACCCAAGTCGCAGACAAAGGGGAGGAAACATTTTGAAAACCGCCCTGTTTGACATTGAAACCGGCGCTCTACCGCTCGACCAGATCGAGCACCTGTGTCCAGAGTTTAAAGCGCCGGCCAACTACAAAGACGCGGCTAAGATTGCCGAAAACATCGCAGAGCAGAAAGCCACATGGCTGGATCGCGGGGCATTGTCGGCTCTTACCGGCAAGGTTCTTGCAATTGGTTTGCGTTATGATGGAGTGACCACAATTTTGCAAGACGACGATGAGGCAGTAAATCTGCGCGCGTTTTGGGCATGGCTAGAGGATCGAGTGCGAGAACGCCGGGCGGTTGTCGGCTTCAACTCCAACAAATTCGACATTCCTTTCCTAACACGAAGGAGCTGGGCTCACGGTATCGCCATTCCCTCTGGCGTTTACATGACCCGTGGATACGTAAACCAAAGTGTGTTCATCGACCTTGCACTGGAATGGCAGTGCGGCGACCGCATGGAGTGGGTAAAGTTGGACACCGTGTGCAAGTTCCTTGGACTTCCAGCCAAGAACGGCAGCGGTAAGGAGTTTGCCGGCCTATGGGTAAACGACAGAGCCAAGGCTTTGGAGTACCTTAATAATGACATGGCCATTACCGCAAAAGTCATGGAGCGGATGCTGGGTATCACAGAAGCACCAGCAACCGCACCAGCGGCGGCTGACCTCGACTACTAGCACTATGACCATGCGAGAAATAGCGGCTGCACACGCAGCCGCCAAGGCCAAGGAACAGGAAGAAGCGCAAAAAAAAACATCGCCGCTCGTCATAAAAAGTTCAGAATCGGCATCGTACAAGTCGATGGGGTCACCGACGCGGCCAATCCAGTTTATTTCACCCCCATCGCCCTTACCAGAAGAGCGCCTTGTCGGGACCGAAAACCTGACAGACGTGATACCCAACTTCCCACCGAAGAGCACGGACAGCGAGAAACTGTGGCAGCAAGCCTGCCTCCTCCCGCAGAGCCAGATGGGGATTATCATGGCACATTCGAGCCAGACCGCGTGGCTCGCGTTATCGAGGCATGGGATGCCGCCATTGCTTCTATTCCCACTGCCAGTGCTAGGCCAGCTCTCAACAATGCCGCTCGCCCCGTACCACCCACCGGCACCGTAACGCTGCGCGATATCGCATGGTTCCACCAGCTCAACAAGCGGATGGATCTCGTGCCAGCCGAATTCTGCGCCACCTGCTACGTCAGGTGGAATCGGCAACTCTGGCCGTGTTCGTGCGTCTGCACCGGGGCGGTTTCCCTTTCATTTAATTGTCCACGAACATCATGATTCTAGAACTTTCCAACGACATCGACCAGTCAACAGGTCCACCATCAATTAAGCTCGACCCGTCCCAGCAAGAAGCAGTCAACACCATGCTTCAAGGGCGGAACGTGTTTCTCACAGGCAACGCCGGCACTGGCAAGAGCACTGTCATTACTCAATTTATTGCTGGAGGTGCACGCAAGACCGACGTGACTGCCACAACCGGGATCGCCGCGCTTAACCTGCGCGACCAGATCCAAGAAAAGTGCAATTTATCGGTCAACGCCAACACCATTTACAGGTGGTCAGGCATTGGCCTTGGTCCATTGCCTCACGAAACTGACGAATCGTGCTTTGACCGTTTGTGCGCTGAAATGAAGAAACCTCCATTCAGCATCACGAGGACCGGCGCATGGAAAAGGGTTTGTAGCGCAGAATGCCTAATCATCGACGAGATCAGCATGTTGCCGGGCAGGACGTTTCAGTTCTTGGAATGGTTGTGCCGGCAAGTACGCGAGAATAGTAGCCCATGGGGAGGATTGCAGGTCATATGCGTCGGGGACTTCCTGCAATTGCCGCCTGTGTCCAAGACAGGCAAGTATGATTGGGCCTTCCAGAACTCGGCATGGCAGCGATCCAACTTCAAGCACGTCGTTCTTCAGCGCATTCACCGGCAGAATGATGACGTGTTCAAAGATCTGCTTAACAATGTGAGAGAAGGCAGGATCGAGCCAAAACATTCAGCTATTCTTGCCAAGCGCGTTGCACTATTTCCTCGTGCTGACCTGCTGCGCCTGTTCACCCACAACACGCAAGTGGACCGGTACAACAACATGATGTTGGAGGGGCTGGAAACTCCGCAGTCCACATTTACGATGGCGTCATCTGGGCACTCTGGATGTGATTGGATGATCAAGAACATGCTCACACCGCAAGTGCTAAAAATCAAAGTTGGCGCACGGGTCATGGTCACAGCCAACCTGAGTATTCCCGGCAGCAACGGAGCACTCAAGGCGGTCAATGGCAGCTTGGGCACCGTGGTTGGTATTTACCAAGGACGGCCAAGTGTGCTGTTGAAGCTCGACTGCGGAAGGCAGGTTGAGATTGACCCATACGTCTGGCACGTGGACCCAAGTGACAACACCAAAGGCAGCGTTGAGCAGTTGCCGCTAAAGCTCGCATGGGCAGCGACCATCCACAAGAGCCAAGGACTCAGCCTTGACTCCGCCCTCATCGACGTGCGCGCTACTCGCGAGCCCGGACAAACCTACGTTGCACTCAGCCGGGTGCGCACCCTGTCAGGATTATACTTGAAGGACGTTTTTAAGGGCGTCTGGGTATCAAAAGAAGCCATCGAATTCACAAACCGCATTACTCAGTCATGACTCTCAAAGACAACACCACACTAGAAGAAGCCGAAGTAGCCGGCACAGCCGAAGCACAGATTTCATGGTTTCCGGACGCTACATCCGTCACACCCATCCATATTGGCTCGCTTAACAAGTTCATCACGCAGTGCAAGTCTGGCACGTACCAAGATCTCGTCATAAAGATCCGCCAGTATGCAGCAGCAGCCGACACAGCAAAGATGGGGCTACTTAAGCGAAAACTGCCAGCCGTCACGCTCTCGTGCAGCATGGTCAGCCGCTCCAAAAACGCTCCTGTGCGCGCTCGCACTCACAGCGGGTGGTTGCAGTGCGACTTTGACGGCAAAGAGAATCTTGGCCTAGTACAGAGCGACATACGGGCACGCCTACAGGCTGACCCACATATCGGTGCCGTATTCGTCGGGCCATCTGGCGTCGGTATCAAATGCGCCCTCCGCATCGACGGAAGCCAGCACCTTGCTAGCTTTGCCACCGCCAAAGAATATTTCCGCGAAGAATACGGCCTGACCATCGACAAGGCTTGTAAAGATGTGGAGCGCCTGTGCTTTGTCAGCTACGATCCAGACGCATGGTGCAGGCAAGAGGAGACACAAGTCCTGCAAGTGACAGCCGTAGCAGAAAAGGAGGTCATTCGACCAGCCAAGCAGACAAGAGAAATCACGCCGTTCGAGGAAGACCAGCACGACATGAGCATCGAGGACGTGCGTGAGATCCTGAAGTGGTTGCCAAAACGACCGGACTACGACACATGGCTGCGGATCGCCTCTGGCGTGTTCAGCGTGCTGCCGCTTGCCGCCGGCGTGATGGTGCTAAACGAATGGGCACCAGAAGAGAATCCGGGCGAGTACGAGCGCAAGCACCGCAACAGGCTCAAGACCGTGACCATCCGCACGGTCATCCATTACGCGCAGCAACACGGCTTTGATGCCGGCGCTGCCTCTAGGCGCAAAACATGGCTGGGCCGCATCATCTTCGGCAAGGAAAATGGTGATGCCGCACACACAGACCTGTTGGAAAAAGATCAAGAAGCACCAGAGTTGAGCGAATCCGATAAAGAGATCATCGGCGAGTCCGACGAGCTGGATATTGAAACGATCGCAAAATATTACTCAGAAGAACAAGTGGGCGATTCAAAACTGTTCCGGCTCACATCCAGCAAGGATTTCTCCTACGACCCACTCTCCCAGATGTGGCGAAAATACAACGCCACTACCGGCCTGTGGACGAAAGACACTATCGGCAGCAGCATCCACAACATGTCCGCGCAGGTCATCACGGCGTACCACACGTTGATCGCGCACGTTGATGCAGAATCAAAGGCAGCCAAGAACAAGGAGGTCACCAAGAACAACGCCGCTCACATTCAGCAGATCAAGCAACGATGCGGCAGCCTGCAAAAGCTGCCATACATGACCAACGTGCTGACGCTTGCACAGAGGTTTGATGCGATGAGCCGCAACGCCACCGAGTACGACAAGCACAGGCATTTGCTGGGGTTGGCGAATGGTTTGTGCGTGGACTTCGCCAAGAAGATCGTAAGGCCCACGGAGAGGAAGGATCTGATCAGCGTAGCCAGCCCAGTCGTCTACGACACCAACGCCACATGCCCAGAGTTTGATTCTTTCCTGCACCGCGCCTTCGGCGGCGATCCAGACATGATCGACTACTGGTGGCGAATCGTCGGCTACAGCATGACTGGCTTTGTTGACCATGATGCACTCTTTTTTTGCTACGGTCTCGGAGCTAACGGCAAGTCCACCGGCCTGATGGTACTGCGTTTCCTGCTGGGCGATCAACTCAGCACTATGGTGGACGTGAACACCCTGCTAGGCACTAATGGCAGCGACGCCAGTCTCGACTACAAAAAGAGCATGTTGGAAGGCAAGCGCCTCATCATCACCGACGAGCTGCCCGACAATAAAAAGATCAATGAGAGCATGGTCAAGGGCTTGCTGGGTGGAGAGGATATCGTGGCACGCCGGCCATATGAAAAGCCTTATACGTTCAGCCCAACGCACAAAATCTGGATGGTAGGCAACCACAAGCCAAAGATTTCTGGCGTCGATCACGGCATTTGGCGACGCATCCACCTCATCCCATGGGAAGTGACGATACCAGCAAACGAGCGCAAACCGCGTTCGCAGATGTGGGCCACCTTTAAGGCGGAGTTGCCCGGCATCCTAAACCACGCAATCGACGGCTACCTAGACTTCGAGGAACGCGGTGGCCTGTGCCCACCTGCTATGGTGAAGGCAGCCACCGAGGAATACCGCCTCGAAGAAGACAGCCTCCAGCAATTCGTGGCCGAACGCATCGTGCCGCAGCCCGGCGCGCACTTCGCCATGCGCGACCTGTTCAGCGAATACAAAGCATGGTGCGCAACATCTGGCGAGACGTGCGTGGTCGATACCTGCAACAAGTTCACGCGAACACTCAAGCAGCCGCCTTACAGCATGAATATTGGATATGATTCCTACAAGGTAAACGTCCTCCACGATCACATCATCCGATAGCAATCCCGGTAAATCCCGGTAAACCGGTAAATCGTACCCCAAAATCCCAACCTTTTCCTGTAAAGCTAAAGACAATCTTCCTTTTTTTAGAAAAGGTTGGAAAAAGGGCCTTCATTTACCGGTTTACCGGGATATTAACTATATTCTTTCTTAATAAAATAAAGATTATAGTAATTACATAACCATTTGGTTATAATTGGCCACTTTTAGGCTATTTTGCCTTTTTTGCCTCTCCCGGAAAATGCCATTTCTACACGAGAGCGCCGCGATTTTCCGGACTCCTACACTTCCAGAACGCGACCACTTCGTGGTGCTGAGTCTACCGCATCCAAGCGCGCGAAAGCGAAAAAACCACGACGACAAGAGCGACAAACACAAACCATAAGAACCACAAGGCAATGAGCAAAAACAAGGCAGAAAGCGCTCAGCACGCACTCAAAGAGAAACGCAGGCAGCAGTCAGCCAAGCGCGTGCAGGCGCTCCTACAGGCCGCAGAAGCCAAGAAAGCGGCTAAGGCGATTAGGAAGACCAAGGAAGACGAGCAGGCACCAGCAATGGCCAGCGCGCTGCAAGAACTCGCAGTGCAGGATCAGGCGGGCGGCTTCGTGTCTAAAAAACAGCTCGTGTTGCAAGCAAAGCAAAAATACCCAACTAAAGGCTCTCGCAATTTATGGCGAGACCTTGGCACTAAACACTACGGGCACAGAATCAAAACCGGTATAGAACTTGTCATGTGGGCGCGAGTGCATGGAGACAGGCACCATCACCACCGGCTGATCGAGCGCACAGAAACTGTTTTGGTAGCCCAGCGCGAATTTCAGAAGAGGGCGTAAAAAACCCCACTGGCCTGAAAAGACCAGCGGGGCTCCCCTTTTACTAAACGACTAGCCCATTTTCCAGATGGCTACGGGAAAAGAGCACCATCCGGTTCTGTGTCAAGAGCGATGCGAGGCAAAAGTTCAGAATCTTCGGTCTGGCGCTGCACTGGGCGGCTCGGACGATCTGGCGGTGGAGCGATGAAGATCGGCGTGTCAGATGCCGGCGTATCGTAGGGGTGGAGGAACACGGTCGGGTTGCGTTCGGTGAGCCGGGCTTCAAGTGACACGATCCATGTGAGGCTGCTGGCTTGGGAGACGAGGAGGGTGATGAGGATGATGTTTTTCATATTGGGGTGGTGGTGAATGATTGAAGGGAGGAAGTGGGAGGGGATTCTGTTAATAAATGCCAGCGGCGATCTCAGCGTCGATCATCTCGTCGCGGGTGATAAAAGTGTCGTCGCTTTTCAGGATTTTGTACTGAACGAAGGCATCGACACCGTTTCCCTTGCGCCATTGTTTGGCGTGCTTGATGCGAGCCTTAAGAGCATTGGCCAGTGTGCGGTGGTCGGACAGATGGCGCTGATTGAAAGAGTCGAACAGGGAATAAACTACTGGTTTCATATTGGGTGGATGGTTGTGCGAGCCGTGATTGGCTGCATGTGGATAGACTACGCTAGTAGAGTGGTGTCGTCAACACAATAAATAAACATTTTATCAAATAATTTTAATCGCTGGTCATCGCATAGTGGAGTGCATCGAGGATCAGGCATTGCGACCATAAGGGCGGGGCGCTGGCTCCACGTTCCCACTTCTCTAGTGAACGCACGCTGAGGTAGGGGATGAGCGCGGCGCATTCTAGTTGGCTGAGGTTGTGGCAAAGGCGGAATGAGCTAAGGGCGTCGGCGAATGAGTTGACTTGCATAAGGCGGGAACTGTACGCTAGGCGAGTGGTTGCGTCAATGGGGGATGCAGGCAACGTATAGTTTTTATGGTTTTCAAATATAATAATATTTTTCTTGAATTTGATAAAGCATTCTCACATTTGATAGAAAATTCTCATAATTGCCATAATTCTCATATTTGCCATACCCACCATAAGGAATCTTTTGAACATGCCCAAAATGGCAGGTTTCCGCCTCGCG